GGGTGCTGCGCTGGATCGCGTATCCGATCCAGCACCCTGGCGCGAAGATGAAGTCGACGGTGGTCGTGCATGGCCCGCAGGGCACCGGAAAGAACCTGCTGTTCGAGTCGGTGATGCAGATCTACGGCGAGTACGGCGACGTGCTCGACCAGTCGGCCGTCGAGGACAAGTTCAACGACTGGGCCAGCCGCAAGCTGTTCATGATCGCCGACGAGGTGGTCGCACGCTCCGACGTGTACCACATCAAGAACAAGCTCAAGTCGCTGATCACCGGCGATCGCATCCGCATCAACCCGAAGAACCTGCCGGCTCACTGGGAACGCAACCACGTGAACCTGGTGTTCCTGTCGAACGAAGCGATGCCGGTGGTGCTCGAGGAGGACGACCGTCGCCACTGCGTGATCTGGACGCCCGAGAAGCGCGGCCCGGACTACTACGCGGAGATCCTGGCCGAGATCCGCAACGGTGGCGTCGCCGCGTTGCACGACTACCTCCTGCACCTGGACCTCGGCGACTTCGGGCCGGGCACCCTGCCGCCCGAGACGGAGGCGAAGTCGCAGCTGATCAACCTGGGCCTCGACAGCCCGATCCGCTTCCACGACGACCTGATCACCGGGAACATCCACGGGCTCGAGGCCATGCCCGCCACCACGACAGGGTGGTACGAGGCCTACCGGCTCTGGTGCGGCCGCCACGGTTACCGCCCGGCCCCGGAGTCCAAGTTTGTCGTGGGCCTGATCCGCCAGCGCAACGTGGTCGGAGGGCCCAGGGTGCGCAAGCGCTACCAGCCCGGGTCGAAGGTCCTGGGCCCCCACAGCTTCCTGATGCTCGGCAGCTACCAGGTCCCGGAGGGGTCCTCGGAGACGCTCTACCTGGGGGAGTGCCATACCCGCTTCCAGCAGCAGCTCGAAGACTACCGGGAGGCCAAGGGATGACCGCCGACGTGCGTGACGTACGTGTACGTGCACCCCTACGTGCGTGGCAGCGAAAGCCGCCACAGGAAAGGCGTGTGCATGGCGTGCGGGGGTTGGCGCTCAGGCGGGCGCATGCGCGCGACGCCTTCGGGTTCCCCGGATATGGCGTAAGCGTGATTCGCGTGACGCCCACCCCCGCACGCCGCGCACGTCATGCACAAGGCAGGCGGGGCGCGGCGCCTGCGCGTGCGTGCCCGTGTGCGGGGCCAAAAGGGCACGCACGTTCGCGCGCGGGCGCGATTCCCCTCGCTTTCGTCCCTGGAAGGGAAAGAAGGGGAGGGGTTGCCCCAGAGGGCCGGGCCGGCTTGCCGACAGGCCGGCCCCGGGCGTACGCTGTGCCTGCCGCAGTCAATCCTGCGGCCGGGGTTGGAAGCCCGAAGCACACGTGGCGCGCAGGCGCCCATCGCGACGATGTCGGCGCCTTTTCCTTGCCGGCCCGTCCGGCGAGCGCTGCGCGAAGCGCCTCCCGGTCTATGGCGGGCGGCGTGGGGGAGCCCTTCGGGGCTCGCCGGTCCACGTGCCGGTCTTCCAACCCTGCGCCGTCCGTCTCCGCGGTTGGAAGCGCTGAGGCGGACTCCATCAGCCACGTGGAGACCACCGCCATGAACGATCCTGCCTTCCGGCCGAACCCGGCCGCCAACGACGCCGATGCCGCGCACCTGCGGGCCCAGGTGGAGCGCCTGCGCGCCATCCTGGCCGAGGCCTTGCCCGCCAACGCCACTCCCGAGCACACGATGAGCCTGGCCGGCCAGTTGCGCTGGCACCAGCGCCGCACGCCCGCCGGCCGAGACTGGGATAACGCCACTCAGGTTCCCTTGGGCGTGCGCCGCTGCCTGGGCCAGCTCGACCGCCAGGTTTACGCCCTGTCCAGCCTGATCGATGTGCTGCGTGCCCACGACACGCTCGAGCAGACCGTCGACGACCAGAGCCTGGGCCATTACGTCACCGGCGGCCTGTTCGAGGCTGCCTGCCTGCTGGCGCGCCAGCAGGAACTGCTGGTCGAAGAGATCGCCGACCAGTTCCCGGAGGTGTCCCAGTGAACGCCCTGATCATCGCCAACACCCAGATCCGCCGTGACGCCTGCGGCCGCTACTGCCTGAATGACCTCCATCAGGCCAGCGGCGGCGAGAAGCGGCACCAGCCTTCCGACTGGCTGCGAACCGAACAGACGAAGGAGCTGATTGCTGAGCTGAAGTGCGGGACCGCTCCGGGAATTCCCGGAGCGGTCCCGCACAGCGACCAGCCCCTAAATGAACCAGTCATCGCGATATCTGGTGGCTTTGGCCAGGGCACCTACGCCGTCAAGGAACTGGTCTACGCCTACGCCATGTGGATCAGCGCTCGCTTCCACCTGGAAGTGATCCGCGCCTACGACGCCTTGGTGACTGCCGCCGTCGGCGCCGCCGTCCCGGTGCCCGGCTACCCTCAGGTGGACCACCGCGCCGACCAGCTGGTCAGCGCCGGCCGCATCTTCGGCGCCGCGCTGCGCACGGCCCGCGGCATGAAGCTGCACCCGCGTAAGGCACTGCGCGCCGCGGTGAACGCCGCGAAGCGTCACACCGGCATCGACTGGGAAGACGAACTCGACGCCGGCGAGGCCTTGAACAGCGCGGAGCTTGATGCGCCTCCGCCGGTGAGCCCGGGCGTGGATGGGTTCCTCGAAGCCTGGCGCGCCGAGGGCTTGGGCGTGCCCTATGGCCCTGCCCTGAGCCGCGAGCTGTTCGAGCGCTACCAGGCCTGGAGCGTCGAATGCCACGAGCGGCCGCTGAGCATTGCCCAGTTCGTGGTGCAGGCCCGCCGTGCCGGGTTCGCCCTGCTGCGCAAGCGCTATCTCGACGGCCGAAAGGTCGTCGGGCCGGCCGCATTCCTTTACCCGCCCGACGTGATGCCCGATGAGCGCCAGGCAGAAGCGGCCTGGCTGGGGCAGTGCGTCGAGCGATTCCGAAAAGCAAACACGGAGGGCTGATACCGACACCATGACCGAGCACCAGGAAGGAACCGTCTCGTTGAAGGCCTTCGCCCGGATCCTCGGGTGCAAGCCGTCCTACGTCACGCAACTCAAGGGCGAGGATCGCCTGGTGCTCACCGCCGACGGAAAGCGGGTCAGGGTGGACGAGTCGCTCGCCCTGATCCGCGGGACCGCCGACCCGAGCAAGGCCGGCGTGGTCGAGCGCCATGCCGCTGCCCGCGGCGCGCCTACAGCAGCAGTGGAGCTGGAGGATCCCGACGCCGACGAGGCCGTGCCCGCCGATCCCGTGCAAAGCAGCGACACCCGCCGCCGCGCCAAGGCGCTGGCCGACAAGGCCGAGACCGATGCCAAGGCCGCAGAGCTCGACTACCGGCAGCGGGTCGGCGAGCTGCTCGAGGCCGCGGAGGTCGAGCATCTGATCAAGAGCGCGGTGGCCACCTTCCGCGGCAGCCTGGAGAACCTGCCCGACGTGCTGGCGCCGGAGCTGTCGGCGATCAAGGATGAGGGGCGCATCCGGGTGGTGCTGAGCGAAGCGATCGAGCACAAGCTCGAGGAGCTATCGCGAGCCTTCGCGGCTATCGGTCGGCGGGAGCAGCCATGAGCGCGCTCGCGCGGATCCAGACGGCGATCTCGCGGGCGGTCGCGCCGCGCCGGCCGATGCGGGTCAGCGAGTGGGCGGCCGCCAACCGCGTGTTGTCCTCGAAGGCGAGCAACGAGCCCGGCCGCTGGCGCAACTCGCGAAATCCGCTGCTGGTCGAGCCGATGGACTGCTTCAGCGCCCGCAGCCCCGTGCGCGAAGTGGTGTGCCGCTTCCCCATCCAGTTCGGCAAGTCGGAGCTGGAGTGCAACGTGCTGGGGTACACCATCGACGAGATCGGTGGCCCGGTCATGGTGTGCCTGCCGGGCCAGGTGTCGCTGGACAAGTGGATCGACCAGAAGCTCAACCCCTTGCTGGAGGAGACCCCGGCCGTGCGCCGGCGCTTGTCGAGCACGGCCAGTCGCGACGCCGCCAACCGGCGCACCTTCAAGGAGTTCGAGGGTGGCCAGCTTTACCTGGAGCATGCCGGCAATCCGGCACGCCTGAAGTCCACGTCGGTGCGCACCCTGATCGTCGACGAGTTCTCCAGCTTCGCCAGCGCCTGCCGCAGCGGCGATGATCCCGACCAGATGCTCGATGGGCGCAACAGCGCCTTCCCCGCGACCTACAAGCGCCTGAAGGTCGGCACGCCGGAGATCCGCGGCATCTGCCGCATCGACGCGCTGTACGCGAAGAGCGACCAGCGCCGCTGGTACATGCCGTGCCCCGACTGTGGCCACCGCCAGCCGTTCGAGTGGAGTGGCCTGCACTGGACGCCGGACGCGAGTGCCTGCTGGTACGTCTGTCGCGACTGCGGCGTAGTGATCGAAGAGCACCAGAAAGACGCCATGATCGACGCCGGTGCCTGGGTGGCAGAGAACCCGGGCGCCGCCGTGCGCGGCTACGCGGCCAACGGCCTGTACTACAAGATCGGCCGAGGCCCGCGCTGGCTGCAGCTGGTGCGCGAGTGGGTGGAGGCCCAGAACGACCCGGCCAAGCTGAAGACCTTCATCAACGACCGCCTGGCCGAGGCCTGGGAAGACCCGGCCATGCGCGCCGTGAAGCACAATGTGATCGCGGACCGCGTCGAGCCCCTGCCGCTACGCCCGGTGCCGAACTGGGTGCTGGCGGTCACCGCCGGCATCGACACCCAGGATGACCGACTGGCGGTGCAGCTGGTGGGCTGGGGGCGCGGCCTCGTCTGCTGGCCGATCGACTACGTCGAACTGCCAGGCGACCCGGCGGAGGACGAGGTCTGGGTGGCCCTCACCGACCTGCTGTCGCGCTCCATCGAACGCGCCGACGGGCGCTTGCTGCGGGTCGAGGCCAGCGCCCAGGACGCCGGCGGCCACCGCACCGAGGCCGTGAAAGCCTTCGCCCGAAAGCGCCTGCTGCGCCGGCACATCGCCATCTTCGGCGCCAAGCCCAACAACGCGCCCGTGCTGAGCAAGGGCACGCTGGTGGACATCAACTGGCGCGGCCAGCTGGACAAGCGCGGGATCAAGATCCACCACGTTGGCACGGTGGGCATCAAGCACATGCTCTACGGCCGGCTGAGCGCCGATGCCGACAAGCCGCCCGAGCAGCGCCAGGTGCGCTTCAGCGAGGAGCTGCCGCCCGAGTACTTCGGCGGCCTCGTGAGCGAGACCTACAACCCGAGCAAGAACCGGTTCGACAAGCGCCGCGGCGCGCCGCGCAACGAGCCGCTCGACACCTGGGTGTACGCCTACGCCGCCACGCACCACCCGGAGTTGCGCCTGCACCGGCTGACCAAGGCCGACTG